ATAAGATTGTATGCTCTTGTAAATAAGGCCGAGTGGGTAACCGTACTTGAACCATCAACTTGTCCTACTGTTGGCAATCCCATGTAATCTTGCAGTGAATTCACTGCATATCCGCCAGTCGGCGATGTCATTGTTGGGATTGTGTAATCAATTGACGAATCCGGATCCGGATCTCGCTCGCCCATAAAACGTTGCCAATTCGTCCACACTAAACGATTTGGTACAAAGAAAAAAAACGTGTCGATATACATATTGTCCATCACCGGAAATAACGGTGTAGCCAGTCGTGCAAATGCCGTCATTCGCAAATTAACCGTATCTCCTGGCAAAATCTCGTCCACGTAAATCGGTACTAAATAACCACTGTCGAACGCTGTTTTCAGCGTCGACTGTTGTTGAAACTTCGAGCGGGGTATTTCCGCTCGAGGAATCATTGAAAACTGGTGCGCTGACGCGCTCTTGTTCCTATGCATCATTGCCATTGTTTACAACCTCTGTTTTTAAACTAGAACAATTCGCCAGCTTCTCTGGCACCTCATTGACAGTCATTTTTCCTGACTGTTCATCCCATGAACCTATAACATATAGGTCAAAATCTTGCGGATGCTTATATAACTGCCCGTTATTCGGGTCATTTACTGCATCCTGAAATTCTCTTAAGGCGACACCCGTGGTTGGTGGATAAAAAGGGTCTTTGTACGCTTGCGCTACATTGTCAAATAAAACTACTACTGGCTTTTCCATCATAAGTTCCTTTCTAATTTTGATAATTTCGCTTGGAGCACTTTTCGACGTGCGCCAAGTCTCTCTGGTGTGTTGTCCTCGCATTCAACTAATCCTCTTAGTTCGCGGCTGCCTTTCACGTACTCATACGTCTCAGGATCCGCTTGTTCTAATCGCTTAAAGTAATAGCGGGGCGGTTTCGCTTTGTGTCCGTTAACAATGACGTAATCATTTGGAAACACATCGCTCTTGTATTTATCTAAAAAGTTTGCGCCTATGCCTGGCTTCAAACTCATTCGGTTATATTCCGGTGCTCTAGGCATAATCTCACCGGTTTCCCAATCTACTAATGCTCCAGTATCTACCTCCTCTTGTTTCATCTTTTTCATCACATAACGTGCAACGTAAGCAGCAGACTCAAAAGTGACATCACCAACAGAACTAAAACCGTGCGGCCATAAGCTTTCCAGCTGTGCCGAACGATAGAGGTTAGAACCGCTGTTAGTTCGTCGAAGAAAGTCAAGATCCTCAAAAGAAAAATTGAAGAGACAAGCGTGGTAATGAGGACGGCCACGCTGCGACCCATACTCACCAGCCATGTAATAGCGAATAGGGCGAGTGACTTTATTAGTCCTAACATCCGTGTACTCCTTATCGCCTTTAAACTTCTTCCTAAGTCTCTTCATAAACTTTTGGAAATCCGAATGTCTCAAACTGTTCCAATCTGGCGTCTGTTCATACGTCAAAGTTATGAAACAGTTTTTTTCCCATAACTGGGCCTCGTGCATGCACCTTACGGCCCATTGTCTCGATCGTTCTATCAGACAGCCTTCGCAAGAACCGCATGGAAGCGTTAGCTCTTGCTCTGCGTCTTGTCTTCGCCAAAATACGATCTCACCTTTAGCCGTGCGCCACGCATTCAGCGGGCTGAAACACGGCATACCTCAAAGTCGCCATCCACCGCGCATTGGATTACTGCGCAGATTTGCCATCTTTGTTCTACCTACTTGCTTGCGAAACTTGCTCGCACTGCGACCTTTGTTTACGCTCATTCGTTTAACTGGTCTCATGTCTGACTCCGTTAAATTGTGCATTCGCACATAAATGTCGCATAATCATTATTCTGTATAAAAATTATGCAACTACCAGTAACATCAAATCACTTTTCTGTTACTTATTCCCTACTACTTTCGTAGTGGGGGCCCTACCCTTTTCAACTAGGGTGTCACCTAGCACACTATAAATCAAGTATAACCGTGTGCTACTGACGCGCCCGCTATTCAGCGGGCTTGTCTGCATCGACCGGCTCCGCCTGGGTCGACGCTACTTTGTCTGCCTTTTCGGCAGCCTTTGCTTCAGCTTTCGCTTCAGCTTCTCGTTGGCTAATCAAAGCCAACAACTGTGCCGGATCGTTATTCACTTCTTGACGAAGTTCCGCCGGCAAACTCATAAACGCCTGGTCGGCTTCTATCAGCTTGTTTTGAAGCTGATGATAATCAGATGGAATTACTGACGCATCAAACTCATTCCAATTAACTTCCTGTACTGGTAATACGCCATATTTGCGAATCATAATATTCAAATCCGCATCATCTTTAAAATTTTGTTGCGTTAATGTTTCATCTTCAAATATGACCGCAGTGTTTTTCGACACTTCATCTCGGTCGTAATTGTATGGTGTACGTACTTCCATCATTATCTCCTACGGCCCATTTGGCCTTTTCCTTTTCCTTTTGCTCGCTGGGCCTGGCCAGCTGCGCTACTAAAATTCTCTTGATCCAACATGTAATCAAGACCTTGGACACCTCTAACTAATAAATAATTTAACTTTGGAAGCGCTGCTTCCATAGTCAAACCATCATTTTCTAACTGTTTCCACATCGCTGCTATCACAGCTTTTTCCTGACTATTTGCTTGTTGCAATTGCGTTAAAAATTGCTCAGTTTCTGTTCGTTGCTTTGTTAATTTTGTACTTTGTCTAATCGACAAAACCTCAGACCGAATCTTCCTAATTCGCTCCTGAGCTTCTGTAACCGACATTTTACTTGCTTCTTCTTGAGCTCTCATTAGATTTGTTTGCGCAGGTATAATTTGACTTGTTTCCGCTGCACTCTTTGCAGCTGCTGCATTTGCCTGATTAGCCTGGGCATTTGCTAACGACACTTGCGCATCAGTCATTCTATTCTGTTGATACGCCTGGACAGCTGAACTGCCCATTTTTGTATTAAACTGCGCTGACGCTCCACCTGGCGTCGAAGCTCCGCCTTGCTTAGCTGCTAACATTGGATTTAACCCAGCTAATTTCATGTCTTGCATAGCGCGTTGATACGCCGTGCTCGACATCCGTTCCTGGAATCCCATTTGCTTGTTAGCGGATCGCTGATTCAACAATCCGCCTACTAAATCACCTCCAAATGACGCTATCGCTGACCAATCCATCAGAAATGATCCACCAATCCTGGCACACTGTACATTGGCATTGGCCTTGCTTTGTTGGCGTCAAAAAACGCATCAACAATAAACTGCTTGCCATTTGCTTCTGACCCTACTGCAACCACTCGATCAACGGGTGGATTATCCTCGATAAACGTATTATTCAAAGTAGGGCAGCTTGCAAAATTCTGCGCCAAATGCCAGGCATCTAATGTACCTGCCGACGTGCTTCGCATATAACCAGTAACCTGGCTAGGCTTATAACGATATTCGGCCCAACGCTCTTGATAACCAAATACGCCGTCATCGTTCGCCGTGCCATCTGCATATATCTCTTTATTCAATATTGCTTGCTCACCTAAATGCGCAAACACAGGGAAATAGAAATCGTATCGTGTTGAGCGATTCCACATCCGATGTATGCCTTGCTGGTAGGTAAGGTCCGCTCTGACAGATGCCATTCCGATAATAATGCCATGCTCAGTAAAAGACTGACTGAAACCGTGCCCGTCAGCCAAACCAGTACCGACAGCACCGAGCGTACCCAACGGAGTATCGGTACCAGTCGCTGCAGTTGCTGATTGCTGCGCAATCGGGTTAACAATGATGGGAGCACTGCCGCCTCCTAGATACTCTGGACGCTGCAAACGTGCGTCTGGTGATACAACGCCAAAATGGCTCCGAATAATCTCCGTATAACGCGAACCACCTCGCGCATCGCGCTCAAGCAATCGCTGAATCTGAAAACTATTCCGAATTGCATTAATCGTTGAAGCAGTAGCATCAGCCAAATCTGCATACAAATTAAACGGCTGATTAGTACCAACCGTAGTCGCTCCACTACCCTGAGTAGACGAAAACTGAGCAGGCATACGATTATCGCCCGGATCATTTCGAGAAACGAAAAACTGATCATTAAAAGAATACGACGTCGCATAACCGTCCATTTTTACATAAGCACGGTCGCCTAACGGCAAAGTTACACTATCGCCTTTTTGTGGCCAGGGCAGGGCAGAGGTAAAATAATCATGCCGCTTTCCGCGTCGTAATAGTGTGTAATTAGAATAGGTGTCCGGCCCATCACCTTTGTCCACAGTAACCGAATCTTGCAAATTCTCGTCCCGGAACCATTCGTTGTAGATAAGATTGTATGCTCTTGTAAATAAGGCCGAGTGGGTAACCGTACTTGAACCATCAACTTGTCCTACTGTTGGCAATCCCATGTAATCTTGCAGTGAA